AAGGGAACTTGGAAAGTATGGGCGCAAATCACCGACTCGCCAGAGATTCCTGTTATAGATTGTGGTAGTTTTCAGGTATCATAATTTCGTTGCGCCCCTGACCCTCACAAGTCCGATCACTTGTGGGGGTTTTTCTTTGCGTGTCGGAGATATATCTGCCGTAATCTGTTAGCCTTCGTTCAACCATTAGAAAGGGTTGAACAATGATTGATAAAATTCTTGAAGATCGTCAAGAACAATACGGCGATGCCGAAGTCAATTTCTCAATAACTGGTCGTATCTGGGGCGCTATGCTTCAGACTGACGATATTCCTGCTTGGCAAGTGGCGCTAATGATGGATGCTTTTAAATCCGTTAGGTGTATTGCTAATCCTTACCATCAAGATTCTTGGCAAGACAAACTTGGATACATACGCCACGGTATCGAAATTACAGGTGCGTAATGGGGCTACTCGATGATTTAAATAATCCTGCTAACTTTCTACATTCCAGCAGAGGCAAATGTACATTTTGTACATTTTTGGAAGTTTTGCCCAAAGAAGAAAAAGATTTAATAACCGAGCGTGTCGCTGATAAAACTATAACCAGTTCATCTCTCAGCCGAGTATTAAAAGCCAATGGGCATAACATAAATGAAAGCGTTATCTCCCGCCATAGAAGGGGAGACTGCGCTAGTGGCGTTAAAGGATGATTTAGATAAGTTAAAAGAAGAATCAAACCCTGAGATTGTTGAACTGCGCCAAGCGCTAAACAACACTCAGAAGCAATTAGCCAAAGCTAAGATCCGTAATGACGAACTTGTAATTGCTACCCAACGTGGTGCTTATGAGGCGATGCTTGCTCTCGGGAAAGTAGTACCGGTTACTGCCCCAAAAGTAGATAACCGTAAAGCAAAGCCTGAAGTAGCCCTAGTCCATTCAACCGATTGGCAAGGCTCAAAAGTAACCACTTCCTACAATAGCGAAGTAATGCGAAAGAGAGTTCTCCAATTCGCAGATAAGATCATTCACTTAACTGAACTCCAGCGCCAACACCATCCTGTAAAAGAATGTGTTGTTATGTTTGGTGGAGATATGGTGGAAGGTCTTTTCAATTATCCAGCACAACTCTGGCAGATTGATGCTTCGCTATTTGGGCAATTTACTACCGTATCTAGATTGTGCGTGGACTTTGTTCGAGTGATGCTTGCTAACTTTGAAAAAGTAACTGTTGTTGCTGAGTGGGGAAACCACGGGCGCATAGGTGGCAAGCGAGCTGAAGTTCCTAAGAATGACAATGTTGATCGTATGGTTTACGAAATGGCTAGGCAGATCCTTGCTAACGAAAAAAGATTAACCTGGGAAGATTGCCCAGAAGATATTCAAGAAGTAGCCGTTGGTAATTATCGTGCTTTATTAATGCACGGAGACGAACTTGGGCGATCAGGATTTGCTAGTCCTGCTGCGTGGATTGCTGGTGCTAACCGTTGGAAAGCCGGCGCTCACGATTACGATTTCCACGATATTTATTTAGGTCATTATCATCGCCACGCACAAGAACCAATTCAAAAGAACTTTAATCTTTATTGGACTGGCTCTATTGAAAGCGATAACCGATACGCAAGAGATTCAATGGCTGCGTCAGGTATGCCAAGCCAGCGCCTTCACTTTGTAGATCCCGATAAAGGTCGTGTAACGGCTCAGTATCAAGTTTGGTTAGACTAAAAAAATTTACTTTGAATACTGCACCATCGTTTGATACGGCGGTGCAGTAAAAGCAGTAAGTTCGGTTGCAATTTCCATAGCCCGCATTGGCTCTGCTCCGGCAGATAAAGCGCCAAGAGCGTAAGCAGCTCCTGATCCAACCCCATATAACCCATTGCTAGATTTCATTACTGCAAGTTCTTGGTCAACATCAAAGAGTTCGCCATTGACTGCAATAAGGAATTGAAATCTTGAACCTGAATCTTTTTCTTGGTCTTCATCAAAGTTATAACCATTGGCTTTAAGGCACTCACGAAGCGAAGGCATAGCCTTTGAAATCATAAAATGATAGATGTCCTGGCGGTCTTTAGAAGTAACAGTTGGTGGGTTCCAAATATGTTGGGCAATATCGCAAGGAGTAACTTCACCAGCGCCGGCAATTAAAAATGATCCGCGCTCGCTAATCTTTACCATTTCTGGGTGGCTATAAATCCTGCCACTATCATCTGTTACTCGACTATCAGCTATTAAAGAACACCGGTTCTCATATTCAACTCCGAGTATGGTGGTCATTCTTCTAGTTCCTCTGGAAATCCTGTAAGTAAACTCATAACAGTTATATCAATGTTTTGTTCCTTGGCAGTATTCATTGCCTCTTTAAACAACACTAAAGTCCGAGCCGTTAGATCATCTAGTCCATCTGGGTAATTCAACTCAGTCTGAACGGAGATACTAAGCCCGCCTAGTCTCATCTCAATCGAAGAAAATGCCATAGGTTATCCTCTCACGCCGCCCCCGCGACACGCCGAAATCAGGTTTGGGGCGCATTATTGACTGGATAGATTACGAAGGTATAGATTACGCCTAACGGCTAAAAGGCCCCTAACGAAAGGTTGAAGATGAGCGATAATGGCTTAGTTCTAAAAGCAGACCAAGATTTTTGGTCAGATTCACAGATTGCTGCACTTACCCAACTTGGATTAGCAAGAGCTTCCAAGGGTGATTTGCAGGTTTTCTTTCACCAATCACAACGCACGGGATTAGATCCCTTTGCCCGCCAGATTTATATGATCGAGCGCGGTGGGCGCTACACAATCCAAACTTCTATTGATGGCTTCCGTATTGTCGCGCAACGCTCTGGCAACTACGGCGGTCAAACTATGACCGAATGGTGTGGCGAGGATGGCATTTGGAAGGATGTTTGGCTATCCAAAGAACCACCTTCTGCTGCTCGCGTTGGCGTTTTTTACAAGGATGCTTCTAACCCAACATACGCAACTGCTAAATGGGATTCATACGCCCAGGCAAGTCCTATCTGGAAAAAGATGCCTGATTTAATGCTTGCTAAATGTGCCGAAGCATTAGCACTACGCAAAGCATTTCCTAATGATTTATCTGGAATTTATACAAGCGAGGAAATGGCTCAAGCAGATGCAGTTCCAGCAAAAGTCGCTGCTGCAAAACCTTTAACCCCCGCAAAGCAATTTGCCGAGGAAGCAATTCTCCGAGTATCTCATTCAGAAGATGAGATCAATTATATTCGTGATGTAATGGCTGAGATCCGCACAATCGAAGAAGTAGATTTGTTGCGCGAGATTTGGAAAGAAGATAAAAAGTACCTTGATGTAAGAGTTGATGGAACAACAATCAAGGATGCTTTGCAACTTCGCGTCAGTCAGCTTGGCGAAACAAAGACTGTAGATGCTGAGGTGGTTAAGTGAGTACCGCAGTTGGTCAGGTTCTAGCAGATACCGGCGGTAAGGCTGCCCTTATCGCTAAGGCGCTTTGGTCAGTTAAATCTGATATTTGGTTTGGTGCTATTGAAACTGGATTTAGATTTACTGCTGAAGATTTAATCAATGCGATTGGAACTCCTAGCACAGTAAAAAATAATAACGCAGTTGGCGCAAAGATCCGTGTTTGGTCGCAAAGCAAGAAAATTGTTTGCGTTGGTTACAAAAAATCTGAGCGTTCGATTTCTCACGCAAGGGTTATTTCAGTATGGGAAAAATTATGAGCCACACAATTACCCCAGTTCAGGTCGAAGCAAGGTTGGTTTCGCTATCTAAAGAGATTGATTCAGTTCAGATCGAACTCAATGAGGCAGAAAAACAATACTTCACGATCAAGGCTCAATACGAAATAGCCCTAGCCCATTCTCGGAAAAATATGATGAATGTTAAAACCGAGGGTGGCAAGGCTTTAACCGCTACCGAGAAAGATGATCTAGCTTTACTTGAAAATGAGGATATCCATTTGAAGATGGCTTCTGCTGAAATCCTAGTTCGTGCTACTCGTGGAAACGCAGCGCGGATTAAAACCCAAGTAGATATTGCTCGATCAATCGGCTCATCAGTTCGCAGTTCGATGGAGTTAATGTGAGTGAAGATACTGGAGTATTTCTTTATAAGTTATTAACCGGTGCTTTGATTGCCCAGGATAATCTGCGTGATCGTTCACTCCAAACCGAGATCGGGCCTTCGCAAATTGGTGGATGCCGTAGGCAGGTGTATTACCAATTAACTGAAAAGCCGGTGCTTAATGAAACAGAATCTATGGCTGCCATTCTTGGAACTTTTATTCACGCCGGAATTGCGGAAGCGATAAAGCGCGAAGATCCATTTGGCGATAACTTCCTAATCGAACAAAAGATAGATGCATTTGGTATCCCTGCTCATACTGATCTTTACATAAAAGATAAGCAATTAGTTGTAGATTGGAAAACAACTACTCGCAAATCCTTACGTTACTTCCCATCAGAGCAACAGATTATGCAGGTTCAGATTTACGCGCATATTCTTAAAGCTAATGGCGAAGATCCTAAAACTGTTTCATTGGTAACGATTCCAAGAGACGGCAAGATGGAAGAAATACTTGTCCATCACGAACCATACGATCCAGCAAAGGCTGAAGCCGGACTGAAGTGGTTAGATGAAGTTAAAGAAGCCGCAAAGAATAAAGAGATCCCTTCCCCTGAAAAGCCAAAACACTTTTGCGCGATGTATTGCGAGTGGTATGACGAGACGGGTGAGGTGGGGTGTCCTTCTTTGAAGCGGGGATAGATTGGAGTAAGGGCAACTGCGTTGGTATGCCTTTAAACGATTTCTTTATAGTCGAAGAAAAGCGTCAATCCGTAAAACTGCAAAAAGAATTAATGGATGTAATTCGCCCAACTTGTTTCAGTTGTCCAATTTGGGCGAAGTGTTTAACCTGGGGATTTCGTAATGAGAACTTTGGGGTTTGGGGTGGACTTACTTCAAGTGAGCGTCAGTCATTCTCAGATCCGAAACCCTCAGAGATTAGGGGTCGAGCGATCCTTGCCCTTAATGCGTTTGCGATTACCGAAAAACAAGTTAGGGAACTAATGTGATGATTGATGATTTTGGATTGTTTTGGAACGCCTATCCTAGAAAAGCTAGCGTGGTAAGCGCTCGCCAAGCCTGGGCTATTGCCATAACCAAGGCTGATCCGAAAGTGATAATCGAAGCAGCAGATCGCTTAGCCAAAGATCCAAACCGTGATCCTACATTTACCCCTTCTCCTGCTAATTGGCTGGCTCAAGAGCGATGGATGGATGATCCTATGCCACCCCGCAAAATAAGCCCTGTCGAGTCCAGAGAGGCAGAGTTAGATAGGGCTAAACAGAGAGATACCAAAGAGCGCGAAAAGGCTTTAGAAGCCATTAGAGAGGCAGAAGAAGCCCGTGCTAGAGCAGTTCCATTACCACCAGAAATCAAGAAAAGATTACTAGACACTTGGGCGCAAAGAGCGTACCCTGAACCGTAAGCATTACGATAAGGAGTGATGTATGACACTTGTAGCCGTTAGACCAGACGCGCTTCAACCCGGCGATCCCGTAATTATTGACCAAGCCCAATGGATAGTTCGTGCCATTGAAGGCCCAGATCATAATGAAACCTACGATCTCTACCTAATGAACGACTTGGGCAACTGCCATAAAGTAATCCGTGATGAGCCTATTCACTTAATTAATGAGTAGAAGCAAGCAAAAAGGAACTTCAGCAGAGAGCGCGTTTGTTAAAAATGAGCGTGTTTTAGAATCATTTCCTATGGTTGAACGCCGAGCTTTATCTGGCGTGAACGATATGGGTGATGTTGCCGGCGCTCCTGGGCTTGTATTTGAGATCAAGAACCATAAATCCTATAAGTTCCCAGAGTGGCTAAAGGAAACTGAAGTTGAGCGTATCAACGCCAAAGCTGATTATGGGGTATTAATTGTGAAACCAAATGGCGTGGGCTTAGGCTCAGTCCAAGACTGGTGGGCAGTTATGACTGTTGGGGAAATGCTCAACCTGCTTCGTGAGGCGGGCTACGGCGATTCTCTTGACAACCGTAATCTATAGATAATACATTACGGAGTGAGTGGAGGCAAAAGGCTTCCTTGTATGAAGGGTGTTTTAAATGACTGATTTTATAGTTATTGTTTTTTTAACGCTAATAGTTACAACTCTTGGCGTATCTATCGAATCCTTACTTGAAAAATGGTCGCGCAAATGAATGAACACGTTTACTGTATTTGGTGCGGATCTAAAGGTGGTTTCGTTAATCATCTTATGATTGTTGGAACCGGTGATAATGCCATTGTTGAGTGCGAATGGTGTTCAATGAAAATCGTATTGCAATCCACGAAAGGTGAATCTAAATGAGTGAAGTTAGAAGTTGTTCTGATCTACGCAAACCAACTCCCCAGGAGATAGCCAGCTTTACTGAATCTATGGATTCTTCAATAACCCAAACTTGGCTTTGTGGCTGGTGTAACAATGGGCAAAACGAGTGGCTATTACACCAGATGTTATTTGATCCTGCTTATGAATTTATGGTAACTCCTTGTTGCCATACTGAAGCCGAAGCCGCTTTGGTACTTGATGCTCCTAGCGATTACGCAGATCCGCGTGAAGATGCTCGAGAGATCGCTGGATTGAGAAACCAATGACCGATGAAGTATTGAATAATCCAATCGCCGAATCTTACTGGCGAGCCAAAATAGCTCAAGAGTTAGAAGCTCTTGAAGTGCCTAAAGATATTTCTTCAGATTATTTTGCTGCTACTAAGCGAACCAAAATGGCTGCAATTTCAATCGCAAAGTTTGGATTACCTGAATGATTTTTAATACTCAAGTTATAAAAAAGGTGATGTTATGAGTGGCCCATATACCAAGGCTTTTTGTAATGATTGCGACCAGCCAGTAGATAAGTTATGTGAAGAACACGAAGAACTTTGCAAAGATTGTTGTTCAAATTTATTTCACGAAATTAAGGAGTCTAAATGAGCGTTTATTTTGATTGCGGCCCTTGGGATAGTTGGGGTTTTGGTTTTTCTTATTACCATAGATACCGCATTTTTACAGTTAATTTTATTCATTGGTATTTTTCAGTTGAGATGTGGCATAAATAATGCCCAACTACGATTTCATTTGCGATGAGTGTGAAACTGAACGCGAAGTTTTTATACCCATTACGCATCCTGAAACAGTTTTATGCAAAGCTTGTAATTCAGAAATGAGAAAAATAATAAAGCCAACACCGGCAATCTTTAGAGGAAATGGATGGGCAAATAAAAAATGATTCCAGATGTTAAAAAACTGGGGCAGATCAATTCGTTGATGCTGACCTTTCATAATAAAAGCGCTGAAACAATCGCCAGCAATATCCAGGTTAAGTTACTTGAACCTATCTCACATATTGAGAATGAAACTCCAGAACAAGCGTATAAGCGCGCCCTAGAGTGGGCAAGAGATATGGCTAAAGCCCAGATCAAAGACTCCATTACGCTAAAATAATCTAGTCCATAACCGACACCTTTAAGGGGGAAATAATGGATGAGTCAGTTAATCGTTGTAATTGTGGAAGTTGGATTTATGCCACTAACGCTTGCGAAGTCTGTAAGAAGGTAGTGGATGGAAAGTAAATACTATTTAAGCGGAGAGTCCTTGTAATTGCCCTAGTGGTTGGACTGTTCATCACGATACCGGCTCAAGCAGCCATAGCTCCTACTAAGGGGCTTGGTTTTCTTATGGCTCCAAAAGCCTTTGCTCATATGAAGGTAATGGAAAAGTGGAACTCAACTGCCGAAT